CGTTATCTCTTGAGCTTGTAATAGTTTGCTCGAAAGATGAAGTACCTTTTAGCTCGTACTTGTAAGCGTTAATAGTACTAGGTGTACTATTTAATTTTTCTATGACGTCTGTATTAGTTGCGTTATACTCAATATCTTCTACTGGAGCATCGTCAAAATTGATAAAGTAAACGGCATCCAATCCGCCTACTACATCTTTACAAGGCTCTATTCTGCCTAATGATAAGTCGCATGACATATTTTTAAAGTTTTATATAAAAAAAAGGGAAGGCATTTTACCTCCCCTTTTCTTATTGGTTAATAATTAATTCTTAGATTCCGTAAGTTACAACGTCACCAGCGAAAGCGTACTGAACTCCAGCAGTCATTCTCATGATTACACGTACATTTTGTGAACCATCCAAATCGCTCATGTCCAAAACCTTCACTTCTTGTTCTTGTGAGTCAGAAGCTAAACCAGTACCGAAGTACAAGTTATCTTTAGTTGTACAGATAGCTGTGTCGTCAGACATTCCGTTACACATGAACAATGGAATACCATCGAACATCAAATCTCCGAACATTTGGTTGTTACCTTGTGCGTTAACACCAGCAGCTCCAAGTCCGTTAGCTCCGAATCCACCAAGTGAACGTACGTAAGCTCTGTAAACGTTAGAAGAAACGTAAAGAGTAAGTCCTTCTTCTCCGTACAAACGTGTAGGAATTGCGTCTACTACTTTTCCAAGCTCTGCAACTACGTTACCAGCGTCAACTCCTCCAGCGATTGCTGCGATTTGCTGTGCAGCTGGAAGCTCAGCGTCTGCTGCTAATAATACCTCGAATCCGTCGAATTCTCCCGAGTTGTTTTCGTCTCCTGACCAGATGTTTTGTTCCATCTTACCAGCTACTTTAGCTGCTACATGTCCGATTAAGAAATCAGCGAAAGATGCTGGAAGCTCATCGAATGCAGAATATCCCATTTCGATTGCATCCCAATCTGAACGAAAATCTGCTTTACAAAGTTGCAAGTTAACTTGGAAAGTTTCTGGCTCAAGAATCTTCTCGTCCAAAGTAAGTGTAGAAGTTGCTGAGAAGTCACAAGAACCATCTGCTAACAAATCGTCAGTAGATACTCTTTTCAATACTTCTTTAAACTTTACATTTGGTTTTACTGTAATACCACCGTTCTCGATAGTGTTAGCACTCAATAGTGCTGCTGCTACATATCCAGCTGCTTTTTCTCCAGCGTATGTAGTTGTAATGTTTGTTGTTGTTGCCATTTTTGTTGTTTATTAAAAAAATTATTATTTATTCAATTTTGCTATTTTGCTCATTACAGAATCAGTAGTACCTCTCTTTCTTTTGTTTCCGAAAGTGTGTAGTTTTACTTCTGCTTTTGGCTCTGGATTGTGAGCGATAGGCTTAACCTCTGAAAGCTCTACTTCCTCTGTCACCTCTTCTTCTACCTCTTCTACTTTTGTAGACGCTTCGAGCTGTGATTTTAGCTCTGTAATTTCAGCAGTCAACACTTCAATTAGTGCGCTTTCTTTTGAGAACTTAGTCTCTTTAACTACTGACTCAATGATAGACTTAGCTGGGCGTACTTCCTCAGAAGCCTCAACTTCCTCTGCTGGTTCTTCTGTAACTTCTTCTGCTACTTCTTCTGTTGGCTCTTCTGCTTCTTCTTCAACTTCTACCATTTCAGAAATAACTCCTTCTTCTGCTACTTTGAACGCTCTACCATCTTCGAGTTCGTAAGCCTCATTTTCTCCAGATACTGGAACTGGGATAAGTTGCTCGTCTTCTGTTTTAACCATTACTGCTGCACCAGCTTCAAAGTCTGGGGTAGCTTCAATAATTGTAACTCCATCTTTCAACTTAGCCTCAGCAAGTTTAATCTCTTCAGCTTTCAAGCCTACTGCTTTTAGAATTGTGTTTATTTGCTCTTTCATTTGTTGGATATTTAACTATATAACTATTTATTATTGATTTGTTTTATTTTTATCCGCTTACGTTTATAATAGTACGCTCAGTATTAACGTTTACAACATTGCTAACGCCTTGATTGACTAGCGAACCTATACGCTGTCCAGTTAACTTTTCGTACTCCTCAGCTGTTAGCTTTGTAGCGTATTTCTTTTTTCTTCTCATCTACTTAGATTCAATGATATTTTTAATCTGTTCTACTATGTCTTTAAGCTCAGACTTGTTGTCTATTGACTTTAGTTTATCAATAGCCCAGTTAACTCCAGAAGCTCCACCCCAACCAAGCCAAGCTACTCTACCTTTATCTTTCCATGGAGTATCTTTGAACTCTTCGCTTACCTCAGCGTTTTTTTGATGACGTTTAAAAGATGCCATTCTTGCGATTGTGTCTCTCGAAATATTCTCACCCTTTGCTAATTGGTTGGCACGAGTCCAGCCTACTCTAGTCATTCCTTGTACTTCATCTCCGTACTCTTCTCTCCACTTTAAAACTTTCTTAGCGTTGTTCTTTGCGCTTTGTGGATAGTCGTTATATGATTCAAGCTCTACCTCTTCATTCATTTGCAAAGCCTCAAATCCTTGAAAGATTGCCTCTATACTAAAACCTTTGTAAGTTCCATCTTTTGCTTTACTGTACTCTGAATCGCTTAGAGACATCATTACTACCCACTCTCCACCTTTAGGCTCAAGTCCGTACATATTAGCCTTGTCGTTATCTTTGTCTTCTACTATCCAGCTCTCAATCACACAGCAGTCTTTTACTGGCTTCTCGTGTTCGCTTGTTACGTTGTTTAGGTTTAAGTTCTTCATGTAAAGTGCAGCCGCTTGTGCTACTGTATCCTTTGACATTATGATATTAAACTGCTTACCATCTTTCACTCTAGGTATTTCAAGGTCTGGAATTAAAGCGTATCCTACTACTACCTTTCTCTCCTCATCAATAGTTTTTAATTCTACTGTGAACTTGTTAGCGTCTTCCTCAGATAGTGCTATAAAGTCTTCCATAATCGCTGGATTCTCTACTAGCGAAATTGCGAAAACTCCATCTTCGTCTTCGTCTTTGATAAATAGTTCTATAGTCTGCATATTTATTTAACTAGTTTTTTTTGTTTTGTTTTAAATTCTTTTTATATATTTGCGTCTGCTATAGAGAGCAAAATTTAATTTAATTTATTTATTTATGTTCCCTTAGTTTCTTTAAGGTTAGGTATTAGGGTAGGCGTGGTTTCCTACCCTTTTTTTATAGTGTCGCTGTTTCTACTTTGTTTCTATCTAAGCTCTGCTGAGTTGTAACCTCAGAACCTACTACAAACGCTTGTATAGGTTGCTGTCCTTGATTGCCTAAAGTCTCAGCTAATTGATTCACTCCAGTATTACCTACTACGTTGAAACTCGCTGGTTGTGATGACGCACTTGGAGCTGTACCACTCGGAGCGTTTGGACTACTTCCAGCCGAAGCAGCACCACCACCTTGAAATTTGCTTTTGGCTATTGTAGCAATTTGAGCTGCACCAGTAGCTGCAATAATTGCAGACTTACCAAAGGCTACACCAGAAGCTACATCAACTGGATTTGCATAGGCGTTAATTACACCCTGAGCTGTGCTTATTACTGCTTGAGCAATTCCAACAGCTTTATTTATTTTAAATGCTCTCTCTGCGGACTTTTCATCATCTTTAGCGAATGCAGTTGCTAGGTCTCCCAAAGCTCCAAAAGTATCAGAAGCCATAGATAACTTAGCGTCTAAAACTTCTTTTTCATTTGCTTTCTTTTCGTCTGCTGCTTTTTTATCTATTTCTGCTAGTTTATCTGCTTGTTCTTGCTCTAATGCTGTAACGTCTAAATTGTGTTGTTTAGCGGTTTCTATTAGATTAAAGTAATGGTCGTTTAATGCGTCTATTTCGTTTTGTCTATCAGTCTGTCCAGCTTGACGTATTATCTCCGAAAGGTTCTCCTCTTCCATTGCAAAATCTTCTTTCGCTTTTGCTAGTACTTTAGCTGCATCTTCTTCTAGCTTTTGACGTTCTTTAATACCTTTTTCAGCTATCTTAGTTAGTGTGTTCTGATAGTCTTGTTCTATCAGTTCTCGTAGCTTTGCCTTTTGTTCTTCTGTTCCTTTTACTGCTGCTAAATCTCTATCTCTTTTGGTTAACGCTACTGCTTCAGCTCTAGCCGTTTCATCTTGTATAGCTTGGTTTGTTAAATCTTCTATTTGCTTTCTTGCAGCTTCTTTGTCTTGTAGGAATGTTTTGTACTTAGCTAGTCTTGCAGCTTCTCTTTGTTCTGCTTTTTTAACTTGTTTTTCTGCTTGAGCTATAATTTTTTTATTGGTTGCTTGTATCTCTTCTAATACAGATGCATTATACTGCCCCTCCATATTTTTAAGAGTATGGTATTTTTCTCTGGCAGTTTTTATTGTTTCCTTTGCAGCTCTTGCAGCCTCATCGTCTTCTGCTTCTTTAGCTTCTTTGTAAAGTTTCTTACCTTCTTCTAGTACAGCTTTTTGTAAAGCCAAATCTTCAAGCCTTGCCTTTTCATCTTCTTTAAGATTTTTAAGTCTAGTTGCTCTCAGTTCTTCCTCACTCGCTCCAGTAGCTTTTAAGATTCTCATTTGAGTATCTGCTAACGCTTTACGTCTATCGTTAACTCTATCCATTGAAGCAGTTAACTGTTCGTAAGCAGCGTTTAAGTTTTCTGTACTTGCTGTTAAGTCTTCAGTACTAGAGAAGAAATAAGCAAACGCTCCGACAACAGAAGTAATAACAGTAGCTAACCAAAATATTGGACTGCCTTTTACTGCTGCGTTAAAGATTTTCATTCCAACAGTACCAGCCTTAGTTGCTGCATTTGCCGCTGTTTGTGCGGCTGCTTGTCTTATAGTTGCAAGTGTTAACTTTTTGTCTCCTTTAGTTTGTAAGTTTGTTAATATAGTTCTAACTTTTAAACCTAGTGCTGTCTCATCGCCTAAAGATTTAGCAACAGCGTCAACACTATTAAGTATTGACTGTACAGCCACTAACTTTTGAATGCTCTTAGTTACCTCTTCATTTTCAGAACCAAACAAAGCAGCCGCACCCATTGCACCCTGAGCAGCTCCACCAATTGCTTGGAATGCTTGTTTACCTAACTGCAATCTTGGGAAATCTTCAGACATACTACGAACCGCAGCCTTAGCGTTATTCATTTGGTCTCTTAGTACACCAGCCTCTTTTGCTAACTTCTGAAACTGTGGACTGTTAACGTCTCCAATGTCTGCTAGTTCATCCTCAAGCTCTCTTAATCTAGTCTTTGTATTCTTAGCAGCTTGAGCTGTTTTGTCTAGCTCTTTAGTTATTTTTTTAGCATTATCTCCAGATAGATTTTTCTTTGCGCTTTGCCCAATAGCATCAATGTCTTTTTTGATTTCTTTTAAATCCTTATCAGCTTTTTTGCTGTTGCTTTTAATATCTATTTCAACGGTCTTTTTTACTGCCATGCTTTCTCTCTTTTAATCTGTTTAGACTTCTCTTTAATTGATTTGCTTATCTTGTACTTTCCTTTTGCTATGTCTATTAGTTCGCTCTCTCCGTAGAAGTCTGAGACTTTTAACATCTGTATTAATAAATCTATCATAGTAGTATATTATCAAAGTTTTCTTGTAGTATTGAACCATCACTTTCTGTAAGTAGTTTGTCACTATACGCCTCTTGCGTTACTACAAGCGTTCTAGTCCACGCTAACGAACCATCTGCATAGTAAGAGGAGTATATTATAGTCTGAGTTCTATCTTGTCCAGTAGTGTTGGCTGGTGCTGTTATTGTCCAAATCTGTTCTCCAGTTACTCCAGTAGATGGAAGCGGAATAGATGAGGTAATAAATGGAGTTTCTATTGGTGCTTGAAAATCTGTATAACCTCCGTTTTTGTTTTTGACTGGTACATATATTGTACCTCCTACATCTGGTATAGGAGGAGGCGTTGGTTGTAGCGTTCTCTCATCTACAAAGTCACTAACTAGAACCATCTTTACAATTCCGCTTGTTAGGTCGCTAGTCATGTCGTTAATTCTGTACTTCTTATCTCTTACTATAATCGCATCATCTAGAGTTAACTTAGTCAGAATCTCAAGCGGAAGCATACATTCTAGCGATACTTTTCTACTCTTAGTGTTGAATAAGTTTACAATGTAAGATTGATAGTATGTCTGGTATAATCCGTTTGTTACTACGTTGTTAGATAGTGAGCTGACTTCCTCTCCGAAGTTTATAGAGTACTCAGCATTATTGTACTGTATCTCTTGACCAAATGGCATATAAGATGATACTGGATTATTACTAGTTCCATCGTTAAAATAGAACTCGCATACTTTAGAATCTTGTAAATACAGCTTGACTGGTTTTGGTATGTATGGCTTTACTGGTACAGTAGTCTCTTCTAAGCAGTAAGATACTTGCAAGTTTCCGTTAATAGTATCGAAGTTTGTGAAAAGCAAAGTTTCAAAAGGTAATTTAACTTCATACTTGCCACCATCGTTATTGAATACTTGTTTTAGGTTTCCGTACTGTCTAGCGTTTATACCCTCAAAAGCATCGTTTAAAAACGCTTTACTTTTTACATATTCAAAGTTAATCTCATTGTACAGTTTTAAGCGGTCTACTTGTATCGTATCTGTGTTTACATACTTAGTGATGTCTATAATATCTCCAGCAGCGTACCAGTCTTCTAATGGCTCAATCTGGTAAGTTAAATTTTCATCTAAAGGATAGCACGTTAAATTGAACTGCTTTAGAGTACCAGCTAACCAGTCTGTAACTTTCATGTCTGGAGCTGTTGTGGTTAGGTTTAGAGTTCCAGTCGTAACTAGTCCAGTAGTTGTGTAGCTACAATTTTCTGTTAAAGTTTGCAAGGCTAAAGGAGACTCTAAATACTGACCTTGAAAAGTGTACTCTACGTTAAAGTCAAAGCTCATTGCTCCGTTACTTCTAAACTGAAAAGTATACTCGTCATCTAATCCAGAGAAGTTGTTCTGTACAACAACATTTTGAACAATACTATTTGAGCCGCTAATAGTGTTTATTAGAGTTCCGTTTTTGTAAACATCTACAAAGAAGTTACTACTTGTAGAAGTGTTAAATATTGCTATCGTTACTGTGTGATTGAAAGAGTTAAAAATCCAGCTTCCAAAGTTTGGAGGAGTAGGGAAAGTATTAAGGTTTACATATTCAACATTTACCACATTCGTACCTACTGCGTTAGGAATGTCAGTAGTACATGAAGTGCTAAGAGGATTGAAGGTTATATCTATTGGCTCAGAAGTAAAGTTTGGATTGTTGCTGTTTTTCCACCAAGTATAAGACTTCTTAAAACGCTGGTCTGTTAAAAAGTTACCTTCAAAAGTTACGTTAAAACTGTCCTCTATAATCTCCATTATTTTGGCATCGCTAACTGCTGGGAATAGCTCTTGATAGTTTACTGCTTGAGCTGGTAAGTCTATACCACTACCATTGTTATAAGTCCAGATTCTGTCTGAGCTAATTAAAGGAAAACGTATATCTCTAAACGTAGGGTCTGTTATTGAGTCCTCAACGTCTGAGCCGCTGTAATTTTGTGAGATACTAGAATAGTCCAAGTCTCTTAGCTTTGCCTCTCCTATGACATCTTTAAGTGTAACGACATCGCCATAAAAAGTAACCTTGTACGATTCTATTTGGTTGTTCTTTATGGTTGTACCTTCAAGCTGTAACTTACCTTTTCTAAACTTGTTGAAGTCTATCTCTATTCTAGCATCTACTCTCGTATTTGCGTCAAAGCTATCGTTATCATTATTGTAGTAGAATCCAAATATCTCGTTATTGTTGTCACTCGCTGGAAGTGTAAAGCTCTGCGAGAAGTCGGTAAACACTTTAGCGATGTCTGCAATATCTTGAACGCTAGACTTAACTACTATCTTCTCATCGTTAAATAAGTCTACTCTTTTATTGTTAACGTATATCTGTACCTTTCTCATTATATGTTATAGTTTAAGGTTGGATTCGAGTACTTAAATGAAAGGTTATAATTTATGTTTCTGTTGTTTATGTTCTTCTGTAATTCTAATGACTTCGTGTCTACATTTACTGGTTTGTCATCTAGTAAAATCTTCTCACTCAGTAGTAACTGTTTCATTACCTCGCTGTATGATTCAAACACCCAGCCAGTGTTGACAGTTATTTTATCCATTCCGTTAACGTTAAATACTTGCCTTACATTTCGCTTTACGTTGTAATCTATATCTTCAGGCATTAGGTTGTATTCAGAGTTTGACATTGCAAAGCTCTCTTGAGAAGCCTTAAAGAATACTAGCCTCTGCCACGCTCCAAACTTGTTAACAAAGTCACAGTTTATAGTATCGTATTTGCACTCACTTTGAACGTGAAAATAGTAGGTATTTTGTACTACTGAGTCTCTGATAATCTCTAGCTTGTTTCCAGTTGTTAGATACGATAAATGAACGTAAGGAATATAGCCTACTTCATTGGCTAGTGTTATGGTTGTGGTAGTTCCTCCAGCTGCTAGGTCTGTGTATCTAGCTTGCCAAGTTACGGACTGGTCATCATAGTAGTAAACTCCTCCACTATTACCGACAGAATTAACGTAGTAATATCCATCTGATAAGAATTGTGTATGCGATGGGTTCGCTCCTTCTGCATGGTATCCGAAACCATCAAAGCAAATGAAGTTGTAATCAAATGAAGCTAGTAGAAGCACGCCGTTACGATATACATCAACATGACAGTAAGCATACTCGTTTACATTTGACGCTGTGTCTGTTGTTACTTCTACATAGTTGATATGTTCAATGAAGCCTCTGCAATATGGCGATATATCAAAATGGCACTCTGTAATTATACTACTGGGTATTGGTTTCTCAAGTATAAAGTTTGGAGTTGCTGGTTGTGATGCTGGGTCGTTCCATAGGAATATCTCAGCTCGTATGTCATCATTAGCTACACCAGTTGCACTAATTATCTTTGGACTTCTTACGTTTATTGGTTCTGACATTTTTAAGTGTTTAAAGAGCTTTCTATTAGCTCGTCAATATCTAGGTTAAATTTCTCTATTATCTCGTCTGGTAAGTTCTTAAATGCGTTCTCGAATGGTTTAGTAAAGAACATACTTGGAGCAATACCCTTGTTATAAATGCTTCGAGATATTAAAGTAGTTAAGCTCTTGTTGCTTATAAACCTACCTTGCTTATCTCTGCCTTGTATTCCTTTTCTTTCTATCCACTTAGAAATCGCTTCTGTTAGTCCTCCTTTTCTACCCGAACCAGTACCAAATCTAAACGGACTCTGTGGAGCTTTTGCGCTTGACTTCTTACCTTGTACTCCCTCATCTACGAAAGCTCCATACTCTTCCATGAAGAAGCTCAAGCTAAACGAGTTCTTGAATACATCTAACTGATAACCTAGTGAGCCATACAAGTTGTTAGTATCTCGCTTACTAGATTTGCTCAGTCTGCTTCTGCTTTCCTTAATTACGTTCTTTGCGAACTTGCTTAGATATTTCTGTACCTCTTGCATTAGCAGATAGTCATATCGTTTTTATACAGTACGTTAAAGCTCAAAGCCCACCCAGCTAGGTAGTTCTCAAAGCGTTCTGTAAATGGCTCGAATGTAGGTTGTCCATCTAGCTGGTATTTGTCTCCCCAGATGTCTCCTCGCCTTGCTCTTTCCATCAATCTCATTCCTACTGCAAATTGAGTATTGAGTACATCGTGTTCGTTATCGTTTCCTACAAATACGTCTTTTGTTTGTTCGTTGTTTATGTCTACTATGTCTGTGAGTATAATAGAAACCGAAAAGCTAACTACTGGGCCTTGATGTAAAACGCTTCCTACCATAATATGAGATAGAGGAAAGATAGTCTGTTTGTTTAGGTCTACTTTAAATATGTCTCCCTCAGATACTGTGTTAACGTTTACGTCCTCTTCTAAGGCGTTTTTAAGTAGTGTTGTTATATCGTAGAATGCTGTCATCTTTTTAGTGCTTTATTCATTAGGTTTCTTTCTAGTTGGTTTTTCTGTTTTATATAGGTTAGAAAATTAAATGCTTGGGAAGCTCTAATTTTTGTAACATCTCCGAACTTTCCAATATCTCCATCTGCGAGTGCATAGATTGAATGATACCATCCCCATTGTCTGTTGAATTGTGCCTGTTCGCTGTAATCATCTCTTTCAGCTCTTGCTTCAAATAATTGTGCGTAGCTTTCAATAGTTCGTTTCCTAAACGATAAAAAAAAACCAGCGAACCCATCGCAATATTTAACGGCATAAACTTCATTATCTCTGCGTACTCTTCTGTGCCATCGTAATCTCTGACATCGTACTTGTCTTTATATGTATTGACTACTGGTCTGTAAAGAACTGCCATAGCTTTGTGCATCTCTTCCCAGTCTGTGGAGTACTTATCTAAATCTACGTACTCTCCAAAAGTGATAGATTCAAGCGATGGTATAAATCCAAAGTCTACACCCTCAAGTTTAAACCTAACTTGTATATCTTGCTCTACACTAAACAGCATATTTAAATGTTCGCTAATGTCTCTAACATCAGATAGCTTTATATTTGCCACCTCGTTGATTCTAACGCCACATAACGAGCTTACTGTACATTGTTCTAACTCATCGCCTTCAAGTTCCTTAGAAGCGCTTAAAAACGCTTGATACTGTCCTAGAGTTATCTCGCTTAAATCTTCTGGTATTGTTATTGTTGCTTTCATTACTTATAAAACTAAATCTTTCTATTTTGTTACAAACCAAAAAAGCCCCCATTTCTGAGGGCTCTAAAATTGAATACATCATTAAGTAGTGTGCTGCAACCGAATCGTGTGAAGCTATTAGCTACTAGCAATCTGCGACTCGGAAATTTCTTTTACGCTCTTGGGGCTCTTGACGCCGGACTACTCCTACCGGCTTTCTTACCTTAATTAATCTATCCTTTTTTATTACTGTTGTATTTATCTAGTATCCTCTTTTCATTAGTGTACATACTCTTTTAGCGAAGCTCTTCTCATTCTTATAGAATCTATTTTCATCTGTATTGTAGAAGGTTATCATATGAGTTCCTCCTCGTGATATTGCCGCCCAATTAGCAGCATCATTACTGAAAGCTATAATCCCTTTTTCGTTTCTTGAATTTAGTATTTCTTTAGTATTCATTTTTTTCGTTTTTGTTTCTACAAATATAAGTAAACTGTTTACATCTCACAAGTTATTAACGAACTTTTTTTAAATTATTTTTGATTTGCCCACTATGACTGAGATACAGAGCGAAAGTTTTTTTAATAAATAAAGTACTTACCTCTGTTTGGCTTCTCGAGCTGGTAGGTTATAGCGTATCTGATTGCATCTATCGCGTGGTTATAGTCATCAATTGGCGTGTTAGATTTGCGCTCAAGCCAGCAGTAGTTGTTCAGCTCCTTAATCAAATCCTGAGAGTCAGGACTTATCACTAGGTCATAATCTTGTAGGATAGTTATTCCATGAGTTACTGAGCCTTGACCTTTCACAGCGGAAAGTATG